CATTAAAGTATAAATATAGATAGTAACATGATTTTATAAGTTAAGGCAATGGCAGGTCTATCTAATCTTAGAGAAGCGTATGCTTCTGTATATGACGCAGAACTACGTCAGGAACTACAGGAAGACAATCTTGAGTATATTGATCTTCTGAGCGATGAGGATATTGAGGACGTTGTTCTTCAAGTTAGCGAGGAACTAGAAGACTTCGGTTACTCTTTGAATGAATCGCTAGAAGCATTTGAAATTCATGCCATTGAACTTGTTGAGGCAAAGGTTACTTACGGTCAAGGCAGCGTACTTGCTGCCAAGGCAAGAGTTGAGAAGCGCAAGTCTGAAAGATCTGAAGCAGAAAAAACAGCACGTGCAGAGAAGCGTGCGGCACGTGTTGAGCGTGTAAAGGGTGCTATCAAGAAAGTTGGTAGCATGGCAAAGGCTGCCATCAAGGGTATGGCAAACAAGGTTGAAATGAAACCTGGTGACTCTTCCAAGAGCACTGCTGCTAGAGTCCAAAGGGCACGTGATGCTGCAGGTGCTGGTGCTGATAGAGCAAAGCAAGCAGCAGGTGGCGTAGTTAGTGCTGCTAAGGCAGGTGCCAAGAAGAAACTGGCATCCGCTCTAAGATCTGTTGCATCTCCTGGTGGTGCAATCAACAGAGCACGTCGCCAAGTTAACAAGGCAGATCGTCAGTCCAGCGGCGTTGTCAAGTCTGTCGTTGACACCGCAAGAAAAATCAAGGCAAAGGGTTCTGCAGCAAAAGAAAGAGCAGTATCTTATGCCAACAGAAAACTGGGTGATGCAGAGAAGGGTGCTAGAAATCTAGCAAATAGACTTGATCCCCCCGCTAAGAAGGGCAAGAAAAAGCCTATGGGCGAAGATGCTTATCAAATTGCTAGCGATCTTGCAGAGAACCTAGTCGAACAGGGTTTTGCTAGAGACTTTGAAGGTGGCATGACAATCCTTGCCAACATGAATCCTGATTACATTGAGGAAATGATGCAGGACATCTATGAACTCAACTTCCCCATGCAGGTCAACGTTGCTGATATGAAAGGTAACACACCTGCATATCAAGGATACATGAAGGGTAAGAAACTAAAGGATGGTTCCCCCATGTACAAACCAGGCCCTGGTGTTCCTGTTAGAGGCGTTTGATCTAAAAGACAACTAGATAAATACCCCTAGTAATAGGGGTATTTTTTTATGCGTGCCCAGTCTGCTAAAGCAAAGGGTAGACGGTTGCAGCAATGGGTGAGACAGAAACTTATTGAAGCACTGGATATACATCCTGAGGATATTGAGTCTCGTTCTATGGGAGCAGGTGGAGAAGACCTGATCATGGCGCGTGCGGCACGAGAAAGATTTCCTCATTCTATTGAGTGTAAAAACGTAGAGAAACTCAATGTGTGGGAAGCATATGAGCAAGCAAAAGCAAATTGTGGTAAGTATGAACCACTTGTGATTATGAAAAAGAATGGTAAAAAACCATTAGCAGTTATTGACGCTGAATATTTTATTAAACTGTTTGATAAATAGCAAGGACTTGCTTTTTACAAATGGCGGAAGAAAATAAAGAATCTCTGCAAGAAAAACCAGAAGAAAAGAAGAAAGGACCATTTGCTAAATTGAGGGATGCTGCTACTGATCATGAAGGTCAGTTGGAAGCAATCAGTACAATGGTCAGACTTGGTATTCTCGTATGGTCTGGTGGTATTTTGACTCTTGCTTATATTAAACTTCCTGCCGCACTTGGTATTCCCGAGCAAAAACTTGATCCCACTTTCATTGCATCTGTCTTCACTGGGGTTCTAGCCACTTTTGGGGTTCAGACTGCAAAGAAGTCTGGTGATGGCACAATGAAAATGGGTGGCGGTAGCAATATAACCAAGGCAGATCTTGAAAAACTTATTGCTGCTGCGGCACAAACAGCACCTGCTCAAACTATCCGTATTGAACAAGCGCCCATTCAGATTGCAACTGTTGCTCCCAAAAAGGATGGCGAACCACCTGTAATGCCCACAGTATAAACCTTAAAAAGTGATGAATGATTGTCGTGTTTATCGTAGTGATACGATAGTGAGATATCAGAATGAGATGATTGAGATACTGGATAGATCAGTATCTCAAAAAGAATTTTCTGAGGGGTATACATGGGCATACGGTAAGTATAATGTCTTCGGACTTACTTCCGCTACTATACCCTTTTATGATTTATTTGTGGATCTTAGAAACGTAATATTTGACTTTGTTCAAACTGATCAAAGGATGTGGATACAATCTTGGGTCAATTATCATACTATTGATGAAGTCTTGGACTGGCATGATCATGGATATCCTTATCATGGATACATATCCATACGTCCACACAAGACTAGGACAGAGTTTGAAGAATATGAGATTAGAAATCAAATAGGAGATATTTACATCGGACCTGGATATCGAAAGCATCGTGTAGTGGTTGATGAGGAATTTGATACTCCCAGAATTACTATAGGTTTTGATGTCCTGACGGAAGATCAGATAGGTCTAAATAACAACTTAGGTATGGTTCCCTTAGTCAGATGAACCTATTATTAAAACCCCTGCAAGATGTCAACGATGTGACATGGAGTATCGTTATTTCTTTAGCGATACTACTTGCAGGGGTGATATATGTTATTTACTGGATACTCACTCTGGACGAGCGCGAATCGCTTTCGCAACCGCCTCAAGAAGTTGATCATCCATATCAGTCTTAGTTAGTTTAACTGCCTTACCAAGAATCACGAGACAGACCTCAATAAGTTTTTCTCCAAGTTCCTCATTATCGGGAATCCTTTCGACTGCCGACATGATAACTTTTGACGCTAGTGGAAGTAGAAATGCCATAATATCCTCTAAAGAAATTTTTTGGGAATAAATAACCCTGGTGTATTTAGTAGATGATAATGCAAAAAGTAATTAATGTTCTGGCGGTTTTGTCCTTTGCTGGTGTTGCTGGCATCGTCGGCGGTGGAACTTATGTATATTTGCAGAGAGATGCAATCCTTGAGGGAATCAAGGCAGGAGTAACAAAGCACGCAACGGAAGCAATTACAAATGCTCTTCCTGGTATGTTGAATAGTGCTATGCCAGAGATGCCTAAAGTAACTGGACCTGCAGTATCATCTCCCCCAATTCAATTGCCATAGTTCTATGAAACTTAGATGGATTGTTTATACTTTGGGTGGCATTATTGGTGTCGCTCACATCGGAGTGCTTGGTCATTTGCTGAACGCATCTAGACCAGACTATCCTGTTATTCAGTTTCCTAAGGGTGACTATTCTTCTTATGAAGTAGAAGCAACTAGGGATGGATATAAAATTAAGTATAAGGCAAACGATCCTGCTATTCTTAATTCTGAGAGGCAACTAAGACTTGATAAGAAGAGGGGTGGATTATTCGGTGGTGGAGGAATTGAGCACCGAAGAGAATATCGCCACGATCAATATACAATGGACGGCGTTCGCAACATAGGAGGTGCCGTTGACGGCGAGGGAAAGTCTGCGAAAGACATAGAGTGCATCGTGGCGGACGCTGGGGCACGGTCACAAGGTGCGATGGCAGGGACAGCAATTAGTGCAGGTCTTGTCGTTCCAGCAGTTTCTAGTATTCCTTATGTTGGATGGTTGGCATCTGGTTGGGCACTTCTTCTTGGACAGAAGGTGGGATCAGAAGTTGGTTCTGAAGTTGGTAGCGTATTTAACGATTGCTCACATAAATATTGTGTCATTTCTACGGTGATCGCTACTCCGTATGCCAAGAGAATGGAATACTTCTTTTAGGGAACCCTGGAACCCAGTGATAAAGAAGTGCTTAGATGGTGTAGACCTCCACAATAAACTGTACATAGAAACTAAAGATACTTTTCACTTAAATCAGGCAGACTTACTTAGAGTATATGTTTCAAGATTGAAGACTTGGATTCATGAAACTGAACCTGAAGGATTTCATCGAAAATGAAATATGAATTTGAATATCAATGGGGTGGCGAAGACACTTGGTACACCAAAGGCAAGAGATGGGCAAACAAACAAAAGTTTCCAATCAATCATCTTGCCTTAGGTTTTATTGAGTGGTTGTGGCAACACTGGGTTGATGGTAAAGTTCAGATGGAGATGACTTCTGTTGATAAACAGGCAGAAGAAATAAAGAAGCAATGGGAAGAGGAAGATAAGCATGAACCCATTGTTGAATCCAAACCATCAGAAGTGGAAGGACTTGATGATATTCAAATTAAAAATAGGATTGTTAAATAGTTAAAATAATTTTTTATAATTATGGCACAATCCACTTATCAGAAGCGTGCAAAGAAAGAGGCGACGGAAACTTTCTTTCTCTACGTATTCTTTCACTCTATTTGGACAGGCATTGTTAAATTGTTTGAGGACTAATGGACATTCAAAATATTACTTCTCCCGATATTCAAATTCGTGAGATTGAAATTCCTCAAACTGTAGTCGGTCAGAATTATACTCCGATTTTACTCAGTCCACCAGTAACGCTAACTATCGGGACCCCTATTGTAGATCTTCCTGGTTGTGTAGAAGCACACCCTGATGGTGGTCCGCAACTGGCACAGGATGACCCAAGAGGTGCTAGGACTTATTGTGATGGAAGTGTTCCATCATTTAATCCCATTGAGTATTCTCCAGAGGAGATGCTCATTACAAAACCATCACAGG